TGTAAGAACATCATGTTCTCTTCTATAGCACCCTGAGTATCTAGGTTTTTAAGAATTGCGTCAAACTCATCAAGTCCAGCAGCAGCAGTAAATCCTACTTCTACGTTTCCTCTATCAGAGATTGCAGCAAATAAACCTTGTGTACCAGGTAAAGCAGCTACAGCAGTTCCAGCTAATGCGCTAGCGTTAGCATTTAACTCACCTTCAACCATTGACATTTCTAAATAATCCTCGAATCTTAGTCTAGTTTCAGACTCAGCTTTTAAATACCATAAGTATCCATTAGCACCGTCTTCAGTAGCAACTTCTACCCAACCGATCTGAGCCATGTCAGAACCACTAATCACATATTGATCTCTTAAGATAACAGGTGAATTAGAGTATTGAGTAAATTGTGGATCAACAGAATATCTAGATGCATTTCCAGCAGTAACACCTGCAGCACCAGCTGTACCTGTTAATGAAGTTCCTTTTGCATAAGCAGAACCATAAACAAATACTTTGACACTTCCTAATGCACCACCACCAGTAATAGTGATACCTGAAGTATCAAAAGTTTGGTTAGCAAATGGTTGAACTGTAATAGTTCCACTTGCACCACCAACTACACCTGGAGTTGATTCTTGAACAATACCTTTAGCTTCAACACCCGTTGCTGGGTCTAGAAGTACTACAGTATCATTTACAGATATTACATTTAAAGCAGTTGCGCCACCACCAATGTTGATAACAGAAGCTAAATTAGCTCCGGCACCACCACCAGCTTCAACACCACAACTATCATATGCAATGTGTAATCTATTTTGTTCAGACCAGATTACTTGATCTGAGGTCATCGGCATCTCTGCCCCAACCATTCTCAAAAAGCCAGATAACGTTCTGTTTCCATAACGCTCTACTTCTTGTTCGTAAATTTCTGGTAAATATTGTTGCGCAAAATCATTTGCACCACCATCAAAAGCTAAATAATTACTAGCTAAAGTTTGTTGCTTCTGTGAAGGAACAATACTACCAAATTGTGGAGATAAACTCATAATTTGTTAATTTTAATTGTTAAATTTTCGTTTTTTGATTTTCAATTTTGTAGAATCTGCACCACTAATCGATTTTACTTTGAATCCTCCTACAAAAACTTCTCCTGTATTTCCTTCTCTTGCTTTCACATCAGAAAGATTTTTAGATGTTTTTACTACATCTTTTACAGCGTCTGCTTTGCCTTGTTCATAAAAATGACTAGCAATTTGATCTACATTTTCAGCAGCATAAATAGCTTTGTGATAACCAACCGGGTCTGTTATATTGCCTTCTCCATCTAGGAACTTCCCGATTAGATTGCTAATGTTTGATTGATTCTCCACAACAGCATCACGATTTTGAACATTGTACTTGTATTTTTTATCTCCAACTGAAAAGTCAAAACCTTTGAAATCTTCAGAAAATAATTCTTTAGTCTTTTGTTTAAATGTATTATGTTGTTGCTCAGCAAATTCTTGTTGCTCATTATAGCGATTAAAGAAGTCCATAGCTTTTTGTTGTTCTTGAGTAACACCCGGTCTCAACTTGATCTCGTCGTAATATTTTTGTTTCAAGTCCTCCAAATAGTTTTTGGCTTCTGCAATTGCTTCTTTTTTAGCGAGTTTTTTTCTTTTGACGTCACGCTCTTCGTCAACTTCTTCATCGTAATAGAAATTTTCTTCCATTACAAAACCTACTTCCTCATCATTAAGATGTGGTTTAGATTTTTTATAAAATTCTTTTAATAATGCTTCTTCATTTATATTAGAATAATCTGCATTTAATCTAGTATAATCTTCTATAGTACCTCCAGTTTCTTCCATGAAGTTAACTAATTTTTCGATGTTTTCTGGTAATTTCTTACCTAATACTTTTTCATCTCTAATAGCTTCTTTAACTTCTTTCTCAACTTGTTTTACTTCTTCTTCTGTAACTTCGCTGATTGGAGAAATCCTTTCAGTAGTCTCGTTGGACTTTTGTACAGGTTCTCCCACCTTTGCGCTATCTCCGGATGATTCGCCCACAGATACTTCCTTTGTTTCTCCGATTTGAATGGCATCGTCTTCTTTTTTTAGTTCTACTTTAGTAATGTTATCTTCAAGTTCTATTAAAGGTTCTTTAGGATTTATTACTACTTTTTTAATACTTTGTTCTTCTTTTTTACCTAATTTCTTAGGAGTTTTCTTTTTAGACTTTAATTTAAAGTCACCTTCTTGTTTTACTTCTTCCGTAGAAGTTGTTTTTGTTTCTGACATAATATAATAATATAAAATTAATTAATAAATCTACATGCTAGGCGCAGGTAGTTGTTCTTCAAAATTTTTCGGTAATAAATCATTTTTTCTTTGATCTATTAACTCACTTTGTTGAGTAGCTTCCATTTTACTACGTTTATCTTTACGATCTTCGATCATATTTTCTTTTTCTTGCATACCTTTAACTTCAAGACCTTTTAATTCCATAGCATTTTTATGTTCTGCCATTAATTTTTGTTGATCTAATTGAGCTTGTAGTTGCATACGATCTTTTTCAAATTCGCTCTTAGCTTTTTCATATTCTACATTAGCACCACTAATTGCTTGTTGCTTCTGTACTTCTGACATAGCTGTTTTTTCTGCTGCATCTGCTTGAGCCGCCGCTTGAGCTTGAATATTAGCTTGTTGATTAGCTTGTTCTTCTTCTCCTTTAGCTTTACGTTTAACTTTAAGCATTTGATTAGCTAATTTAAGATTTTTTATTTGTCTTAAATCAATAGCATCTTCTAAATCTATTCCTCCACTTTGTAATGCAACTTGAATATTTTCTTCTAATTTAGCTTGTTGTTCTTCGTCTGGTTCTAATTCTAAGAATATACCAAAATCATGTAAGTTAAGATTAACGATTTCTTCTAATGTTTTAATATTAAAAGTAGATATAGAATTTTGTAGAGAAGCTTTTGTTAATGGAAACTCTAAAGCATCTGCTATTTTTAATCCTATATTTTCTGCTAATTTCAATGTTATATATAGACTAGACTGAACAATATGTCTAGTTGCTACGTTAGACGCGTTAGCAGCTATTTTCTGTAATCCTACTAATGTATTTCTATCTGGAGTACTTCCATCTCTAGCTTCGTTTAATCCGGTCACATCTCTTATCATTTGTAGATAATATTGATATGTTTGAATTAAACTTTGTATTTTTGCTCCACCTGCTGAAGAATTAAGTTCTTGAATAGGCACCTTACCTGGATTCATATCTCCTTCTTGAGTAAGTGATCTACCAACTATACTACCAGTTTGGAAATACATATTCAATGCTTCAGCTGGATTATAATTTGTTCCATTACCAAGATCAACCTCGGCTAGTCCGTCCATATCTAAATAAACACCATCTGGAACTAATCTTGAAATTACTTGTTGTAGTTTTAAATGAGTTAATTGAATCATATCAGCAAACCCTATACATTTACCTACTACAGATTCAATTCTACCTTTATATATTCTAGGAGCACAGATAGCGTAATTCATTTTTACTTTAGTAGTATCAGCCATAGGTCTAGACATATTTTCTGCTAACTCCCATTTTAACATAGTATTACTACCTAATACTTTAGCACCACTATACAAAACCTCTATAGATCTTGATACTCTTTCAAAGTTATCATTTTCTGGTGGGTTAAAAGTATCTGGTTTTTCTATAGCTTTTATCAAACCTTGATCAGTTTGTTTTATTTTAAATACTTGATTATGATAAGTTTTATAATCAAAGTATAATACTTGTACAGTATTTTCATCATAATCTCCCCATCCAGTAATATAAGATCTATTATTAGGCATGGATTGTATTCTTTCTAATTCTTCTTCAGATATATTAGGAAATTCTTTTTTAAGTTCAGGGATAGTTATAGCTTTTAATTCTCCTACATAATATATATCTTCAAAATTTGGATCTTCTGTGTAAGAATATACTAAATAAGCAGGGTCAACATAATCTACGGTTACTCCATTAGCTGTGTTAAAATTAGTTTTAGCAGCTGCAATTCCACAAACTGTTAAATCCATATTTAATCTTCTTCTAATAAGATCATATTTGTTTTGAGCTAACACACTAGATATCGCTTCTTCTTCTGCAATTTCAATAGATTGTTTATATGATAACTGCATGTGTAATTCTAATTCATCTTTAGTTTCTGGAACAACATCTAAATCAGGACTTTGATATAAATCTATTCCTAAAGTATTTTTGATTATTTCTAAATAATCTAATGATAACATGTCTTCATAAATCTTAGAAGCATATTCAGTTCTTTTCTTTATAGATTCAGGATCTTGAGCGTAAGCTTTAATATCATATGTTTTTTGAGATATACCATTAACTACAATATCAACAAACTTAGATAATATAGGTACAGGTTTCCAATCTAAATTAAGATAAGATAAATCACCGTTGATAGCTAGTTCATCTTTGTATTTTTGTATTGATTGTTCACCTCTCGCGTACAATCTTAGTTGGTGATAATTATTCCAACTAGTTAAATATCTATTACCATTAGTCCTTCCATTACGAAACCACTCTTGTTCTATTGCTTGAGCAACCTGTTCGCCGTATTCCCAAGTAGCTTTTTCAGCATCGCTTACTACTTGACTAGGAAAAACGCTGTTGGTGTTAGTATATATATTCATTTAACTTATAATTTTTGATGTATATCCTTTATTATCATATCTTGTTATACCTAAATCTACAGATTCTAGAACTATAGGTTTGCTTGGTGCGTATCTATGTTTATTACACGCCATTAAAGCTAAACCTGAACTAATAGAAGCATCATGTGTTGTTCTATTATTAATATTAAATCTAGCCCAATCCTCTAATGTTCTCTGTAAATACATATCTCCATATCCTGTTTCTTTTAATCCCACAAAATGTTCAATGTATGTTTCAATAGCTGAAGCATGTGCTTGTTTAATATCTTCACTTGAATTAGGTATACCACCTATTTCTCTTTCTGTAACTGATAATTTATTTCTTCTTTTGTCGGGTCTATTCATTGCAAACCCTCTATAACCTCTTCTTTTAAAATAATATAAAAGTCTAGGTTTATTATTTTCTGCTAGTATTGGCATTCCGTAAAATACACAAGCCATCAATACATCTTCAAAGAATATTTCAGCTGTTTGAGGTCTAGCTATGTATTCTAAAAAGAAATGATTTGCGGGATGATTTTCCATACTAAACTTTGTTAACCCATGTAAAGATCCATTAGAACCTCTTTTATCTACTGTTCCTGATATATCATAAGGGTCACATCCAAATGCTCCCATGTGTTCATTACCAGGATAATTAACTCCATTTTTTATATACCTACGATTTTGTAAATTTATTTCTGGAACCCATGTTACAATAAATCTTCCTTGTGGATTAGGCATAAATATTACTTTAGTATCTTGTGCTCCATCTTCCCATTGAAAACTTCCTTTAGTTAT